GGTCGCCCATGGATGGAAGATAGATTTATGAGCGAAGTAAATTTTCCGCGTGAGGAATTGGAAGCGGCCTAAAAAGTTTGACCGTTTTTGCTATAATATAAAAAACAATAAGGAATTTTTATGCTTCGATATTTACCCGCGCTTGGCGAAGTTGCGCCGACCAATAATTTGGGATTTGTTCAACCAGCATTGGGCGTAACTAGTGGCCTTTGCACATCGTTTAATGGAGTTCGGAAAATGATGAAAGGCAATACCGATAATTTGTTTGGTTACACATGGTTGAAAGAAATCATTTTGCGACCAGCACAAAATAGCATTTGCATTTTCGACAGTGGGCTTTTCTCAATTTTCGGAATGGTCAAAAAAGACAAAAATTTTAATTTTGAGAATTTTCTACAAAGTTATTCTAGCGCTTATAAGGATTATGTTAACCACATACTTAAAGAAATTCCTGAAGCGTCCCGACCTCATTGCTTTTTCGTGAATCTTGATACCGATTTTCTTTTAGGTCTCGAAAAGACGAGCAAGTTAAATGATTTTCTTTTGGCGAATTGTCCCGCGGAAAATTTAATCGGGACATACCACGCGGCAGATGGAAAAAAGTATTTGGACGAACTTATAGAAAAATTCGATTATATCGCACTTTCGGAAAATCGTGGATTTGAAGATGAAGACGATTATTTGCGATATGTTCAAGCCTCATGTGAATATATCAAGAATAAAAAACCAAACTGTAAAGTTCATGTTTTGGGACGAAGTAATTCTTGGTTGTTCCGTGCAGTCGGAAATCTTGCGAACACTTGTGACTCTTCGTCTTTCCGTTGTTTTGGTGATGAACCAACGCTCCGCGAAACTAATTTAAGTTATCGAGAATTTTGGTCGGCAGGTTTGAATTATGAATTTTGCGGTGGTTTGGAAAAAGCAATCGTAATGTCTTTAGGCGCTGAAATGACCGAAATGCGTTATTCTGAATTGGTCATTGAATGTTTAAAACTTTATTCGTTCCTTTGTGCAGCAAACAAATACAGTCCCCAAGTCGTTCGCTCGAATTGTCCGGTTAGAGATGCTATGGACGATTTCTTCGGCATTCCTCATACATGGTGGAACGCTACAGGCGGAGCGGGTGCTAGATATTGGGTTCCTGAAACAAAGTTGATTTTGGGTAAAGGAAAAAATAAGCAAGTAAAAAGCGCCAAGTTTTTCACGGAACCACAAAATTCGGAAAATTGCGTTGATTTGGGAACGACTTGGAATTTGGTGGGAACGAGAAGAAAGGATTGGAGACGCGAAGCGACCAACCCGTGGGGCTAATTTTAATTTATAAGGAACTAAAAATGGAAATCAAAAAAGTAAAAACAAGCGATTTGAAATTTGACCGCGAACTCGTAAAAATCGAGCATTCGGTTTCTGTTGAAACTCCCGTTATTGTTGACCGTGAAATGAATGTTATTTTTGGCGATGCTTCGGCAATGAAGAAAACAGAAGTCGAGGTAATTGTTACCGACTTGCCATTCAAGGAAACACGACTTGCCATTCATTCCATTGGTCGATGGGCGGAACCTAATTGGACCAAATTAAAAGCTGAAGACGCTCCGCGTTATGGTTATGCCGCATTTATTGACGGATTTTTGTTCAAGGAAGTTCCTCAAAAATTGAATCTTGACAGACACCCGGAAAAATCCGCGGAAGATTCAGGCGATTTATTTTAACTAAACCTACTTTGTAGGAAAGGAGCCTATTATGGCACAAAGAAAAAGGATTACCGATGAAGAAAGAAAAATGGCGTTCGATGGAATCGTTCCGCCTGGAAGAACTGAAGAATGGCGAAAATACTTTGTTCGCCGTCAAAAGTGGAACGCGAAGCACAAAGCAAAAATCGAGGCCGAGAAAAATGGTGAGGTGAAGGAAGAAAATTCCGCACCTGCTGAAATCGAACAGAACACGGAAACGAATGAAAACCAAAATGAAGTTCGGGAAACTTGCGAATCCGTGGTCATTCCTGCCATTTAACAAAATTTTCTATAATAATCGGGAGACAAACAAATGCAACATTTTGAACTAAATTTGAAAAATTACGAAATCGCGGGCGCTCACTGCCTTAAACTTCCTTATGAATCTCCGTGCCAAAATCTTCACGGTCACAACTGGTATATTTCAATCCAAATTAAATCCAAGTCGCTTGCCGAGCATGGAATGATTTTGGACTTTAAGCACATCAAAGATTATTTGAAATCGTTCGACCATCAAAACATAAATTCTTTGGTTGACTTTAACCCGACCGCTGAAAACCTCGCGAAGCATTTTGGCGAGTATGTTTGGATGCTTGCGAAGAAGGAAGGATGTAAAGGCGTTTACTTTGTCAAGTGCGAAGTAACCGAGGCTGAACACAACACCGCCGCATGGGTTTGGGAGAAGTAAAATGGCGAGAGATGTAGAAATTAAACCGTTTCCTCCTGGGTTTAATAGAAATTTTGATGTTGATGAAACTTTGGGCGAACATTATGTCCACAACAATCCTTTGGAAACAATCAATGTAATGGAATTTTTGGCAAAGGAATGGACGAAGAACGGTATTCCGCCTGAAGTAATTTGTGATTTGCTTCAGGTCGCCAAATACCTTTCGCCGCGTCTCGGTCGCAAAGGCGGAAAGGAAACGCTCGAAAAAGATTTGCTCAAAATCGAAAATTACGCCCATCGGGCAAGAACTGGAAGTTGGATTAAATTTTCCGAAGGAAGTAAAAATGACGGTTAAAAATTTTGACCATGAAAAAATAGAACAGGCGGTCAAATTGATGTTTGAAGCGATTGGCGAAAACATCGAGCGACCGGGAATTAAAGAAACACCCGACAGAATAGCCCGAGCGTTCGAGGAAATTTTTGAGGGTTGCAAATATACGAATGAAGAAATAGCGGAAAAGAACAAAGTATTGTTCGATGCTCCGAGCGATGGTTTGGTTGTCGAAAAAATCGCGGGGCCCGGAATCAACTCGATGTGCGAGCATCATCTTTTGCCGATGTTTGACGCTTCGGTTTATGTTGGTTATCTTCCGAAGGACAAAGTTATTGGTTTGTCCAAACTCGCTCGAATTGTGCAGTTGTGCGGTCATCGTCCAACACTTCAAGAAAAATGGGGTTCGGATATTGCTGAATGTGTTCAACTCGCTACAGGCGCCGACAGTGTTGCCGTGATTATTGAAAGCAAGCATGGTTGTATCCAATTCCGCGGTGCCAAAACAGATGTGGTCACGAAGACCGCAGAATTGACAGGTCGATTTAAGGAAGACGGACAACTTCGTGCCGAACTTTACAACATCATTAAGGGTTTTTAATCATGCTCAAAGTAATGGAAATTTTTCACAGTATAGACGGCGAAGGAATACGAGCGGGAGAACTCACTTCCTTTATTCGTCTTGCGGGATGTAACTTGCACTGTAAGTATTGCGATACCGCGTATTCCATCAATCCGAATAAGGACCAGTTTGCGGAATGGACGGTCGATGCTTTGGTCAATGAAGCGAAGCATAAAAATGTTACCGTTACAGGTGGCGAGCCTTTGCTTCAACCTGAAACCGCCGAACTTTGCGAACGCTTGGCAAAATGTGGTCATAGCGTTAATGTTGAGACAAATGGAACAATAATTCCGCCTGCTCGACCTATTGAAACTTTGGGCGAAATTTTCTATACCGTTGACTACAAGTGTGGTGCAAGCGGTCACGAAAAGCAAATGAAGAAAGAAGCGTTTACGAATTTGTGTTTGTGCGATGTTATCAAATGCGTGGTCGGAAGCGTTGAGGATTTGGAAAATAGTTTGTTCCAACTTCGTGATTGGATTCCGCATCTTGGAAACGGGATTTCGCCGTGGGTTTACTTTAGCCCGGTCTTCGGAAAAATAGAACCTCGCGAAATTGTAAAATTCATGCAGCGCGAAAAACTCGAAGGAAAATTCCGTGTCCAACTTCAGTTGCACAAATTTATTTGGGACCCACGCGAACGAATGGTCTAAAAAATTTGTCTCCCGAAAAACTAAAGGTTCCTGCTGAATGGCGGGAGCCTTTTTATTTGCTCGTAAAACGCTCGTAAAACGCTCGTAAAACGCAAGGAAACGCGATTAAATGAGCGTTTGAAAACGATGCTTTATATATTGTTTTCGATGTTTCTTAATTGTAACCATCATTTTACACAAAAAGTCGCTTTTACCCGGTCCTTTATGGCAGGAATATGCTATATTTAATCATGTAAAAACGAAACAAACCAAAAAATTTAACAATCACGAGGTAAAAACATGGCTCACAATCACGAAGAAATCCTTAACAAGGTTCACGAAGCACTCGAAGCAAAGGAACTCAATTTCGAGGCGAAGATGGCGGAAACATACGCGCTTGTAAATGGCGTTTATGTTCCTACAGGTTCTTTCACTCCCGTCCGCACCGACAAGACCGGGCCTGAAAGCATCATTACAGGCAAAGGCTTTTCCGACCACTACACGCCAATTCAGAACGAAGAAGCATTTAGCGTGCTTGGCGAAATGGCGGACATTGCCGAAATCGAATTTGTCAATGTTGGTTCCTGGGGCAACGGTTCGGGAATTTTCGCACAAATTTCCATCGGTGACGCCATGGAAGTCGGTCCTAACAAAGACCGAGTCGGAAAGTATATTTCGCTCGTCAATTCTCACGATGGCACCCGAGCCCTTCAGTTGCTCGTAACCCCGTTCCGCTTTTTCTGCCAAAATCAAATCTCGAAAGCAATCAAGGACGCCACGAAGAACAACCGCTTGATTTCCATCCACCATAACATTTACGGCGCTCAACGCCTTCAGGAACTCGCTCACGCGGTGACGGTCGCAAATGACATCTTCACCGACTCGGAAGAAAATTACAAGCGTCTCGCCGACCGCAAAGTCACGATGAACGAAGTCCGCGAAGTCATGGCCCGTTGCTTGCCGCTCCCGACTCATTACTGGCGTGGCGTTTCCGAAAGGACCGAAAAACTTTGGGAAAAGCACATTGGCGAAATGGTTCAGCGTTTCCAGGATGCCGACAACGGAAACACCGAAAAAATGACAGGTTGGAACCTTTACAACGCCGTCCAAGGCTGGAACCAACATAACACGAAGAAGACCGCGACTTACGAAAAATCTTTGCTCCTCGGCAAAATCGCGAACTTCTCGGAAAATTCGCTCGCCATCGTGAACTCGGTCCTTTTCGAAGGCGACAACGCGAAAACGAGCAGCAAAGAATTTGACGAAATTTTTAAGAAAGTCATATAAGAATTTAAAAGCCTCATTCATCAATCCCCGTCCAAAAGGCGGGGATTTCTTAATTGTAAGAAAAATTTAGCAATCATTTTCATGGCAACTAGTGCTTTATAGCAGGAATATGCTATATTTAATCATGTAAGAGTTAAACAATTAACAACGAGGCTTAAAAATGAAAACGAAAGAAGAAATCAACCACATGGTCAAAGAAATGGTAATGGCGATTTGCCACGGCGGTTTCGGCAGGCTTCAGGCGATGCTCGGCGCTCAACCGCTCACGATTACCGAAAACAGTTTCCAATTTTCTTTCAAGATGTTCCGCAAAGCAAACATTTTTAAAATCGAACTTGACGAAACCCAAGACCTTTACAACTGCTATTTCATCAAGCAGCGCAAATACACGACCAAAGATTTTATGAACGGTCTCCAAATTTCGGACAAGAAATTCGAACCGTCAATCGTGAAGGAAATAAAAGGAATTTTCTTTGACCAGGTTCAAGAATTTTTCGAAACCACGACCGGGCTCCGCACTTGCCTTTAATGGAGGATTTTAAAAATGAGCACTATCCGAGTCATACGCAAACGATATGGAAAATTCAAGAAAGAACATTGTATCGCCCAATTTGACAAATCACTACAAACGGATTTTGAAATTTGGTGCAAAATAAACATGAACAAACTTTATAAGAAATATGGGAAAGATAACATAGAAATCCGCTTTTGATTCTAATACAGATTATCGAGAAATCGGCATGCAGAATTGCCGATTTTCTTTTTGTCTTTTGATAACTGTAAATTTTAGTTTACCTGCCGTTTTTCGATGGCGAAAATGGTTAAATTTGTTTGTATGACTTTGAAACCAGGAACAGAACAAAAGAAATGGAAGCAGAAAGCGAGTTCGACCAAGCGAGTTAGGAAAACGGTCGAAGTTAGCGAAATGCCCAAATTAACCGACCAATCCGACCGAACGCCTGAGGACCTTTTTCCTGATTGGAAAAAAATCGGTGCCACGCTTCGAGAAGTTCACTTTGCCGCCGAGTATTTGACCAACGGGTTCAACGCGACCAAAGCATGGATAGTTTGCACTGGCGATGTGTTCAAGAAAATTCATACGCAAGTTGCCAACAACCGCGGTTCGGACATGCTTCGGAATGTTCATGTGCAGCAGTTAATAAGCGATTATACTACCGCGTGGTTGCGTGGAAAGGCTTACGAACTTGAGCATAATGTTTTAGAAACTTTGGAAGCAATGGCGTTTTCAGATATTTCCATGTTTCTCAATCCCGATGGTTCGCCCAAATTCAAAAGTTGGGACGAAATTCCGCCCACGCTTCGGCGGTGCATTGACGGAATGGAACGGAAATTCTATGGTCGAGACGCGAACCGCTCGGTCTTAAATATTACTTTGGCAAAACGCTCGGACGCATTGAAAGCAATCGCTAATTATGTGGCAATCATGCGAAACGGTCCTTTAGCGCAGAATTCCAACGCTACGCAAATGAGCGCGGACACGGAATTGCTTTTGTCTTCAGTTTTGAACAGTGGGCGAAAAGTCGACCGAAGAACTCCCGCCCAAATGCGTTCGGACAAACAAAAAGAATTAGACCAAGTTAAAGACCAGGACAACGGCGAGACCGTTGCTTTCTCGGGATTGGGGTAAGTCATGTTTTCTTGGTCGCCTGAACATCTTGCAAAAATTCGGGATTATCCGCATTTAATCGGTCATTTGGTCGGAAAAACGAAATTGACCGAATTACATTCCGATTGGATAAAAATGATTTGGGACACTCCCGGCGGCGAGCATGCGTCTTTGATGTCTCACCGTGGCGCCTACAAAACGACCGCCATTACCGAGTGCGGAATAATTTATTATTTGCTTTTCCATCCAAGTGAACGAATTGCTTTGGTTCGTGAAACCTTTACCGAAGCAGCAAGCACGCTCGAAACCATTAAAAAATATATGCTTGAGCCTGCCGTTCAATCGCTTTTCACTTATGCACATGGCGGACGCGAACCAGTCGCGACCAAATCGCCTTTTGGTTCCGTTACATACAACTTTAAGAAATCAATTACAAAGGAAGGAAGCATAGACGCTTATGGCATCAACCAAATGCCGACTGGTCGCCATTATGATCGTATTTTGTGCGATGATATAGTCACTATTAAAGACCGCCTTTCTCGCGCACACCGCGAAATGGTGAAGCAGGGCGTTCTCGAAATAATGACGAACATCATCGACCCCGGAAAATCTTGTTTGTTTGTCGGGACACCGTGGCACCATGATGATGCTTGGTCAATGAAAAACGATGCCGGAGAATTGATTATTCCCGAGCCTTGGAAATATCGTCCTGCCGACACTGGAATTTTGTCGCCTGAAGAATTGCAGAACAAACGAAAGACCACAACCGCGTCTTTGTTTGCAATTAACTACATGCTCGATACTTCGGTCAAAGACGAAGGACAAATTTTCGATGAACCAATTTTTGGTGCTTGGAATTGGGATATCCGACCGACTCGAATTTTTGGTCATTTGGACGCAGCATGGGACGGCACTTGCACAAACGCGCTCACGATTATGGCGGAGCGTCCTGATGGTCTTATCCAAGCATACGGAAAAATTTATCCGGGAACATTCCACGAATGTAAAACCGATGTGGCGAGAACTTGCGAAGAACGCCGAGTCAGAAATTTCTACATGGAAAAGAATCCCGACAAAGGAATGGCGGCGGGTGAATTGCGTAGGATTCCAGGCTTTCCGACAGTTCACGCTTATAGTGAGTCGATGAACAAAGACATTAAAATCGTGAGTTACCTAAAAAATTCATGGCAAAGGATTATTTGGGACCCATCGACAGACCCCAATTATTTGAACCAAATTACTGACTACCGACCTGGTCAAGACCCGCGAGACGCTCCCGACTCGGGTGCTTCATTGCTTCGCCAAGCGTTCTACAAAGGCGGTGGTGTTTCGGCACTTTATAAACAATAGGAGACAAATTAAATGAAAAACAATTTTAGCCTTTTCCGAATGGACGGTTGGAAAAAATTGCTCACGGGATTTGGTTCGATGAAGGACAAATCTCAAAATCAAAATTCTATTCCAGGATTTGACCGACTGGTCGATGTGCAACTTGCCGCGCTTTATTACATGGGCGGTTGCATTAAGAACGCCGTGAACATTCCCGCCGAGTCGATGGTCAAAGCAGGTTTTGAAGTCGAGGGAGACGATGGAAAACTTTATTCGTCTTTTCAGGAATTGAACGGAACCGAACAAATGAAGCAGGCTCTAATTTGGACTCGACTTTATGGCGGTGCGTTGGTCGTTCTCGATGTTGAAGGAGGTGGCGACTGGGCTTTGCCGTGGTATCCTGAAAAAGGCGGAAAAATTCGTTCGCTTCGAGTTTATCCGAGAACGCGAGTTGAGTTGGGCAGAATGGAAACTGTTCAAATGCCGGAGTCGATGTATTTTGAGGACTTCGAGCGTTTTATAATTCGTAAGTCGGACGGAAACACATTTGAAGTTCATGCTTCGCGCTGCCTTGTTTTCAAATCTACAACCAAAGTAGACCAGGCTGAACCCGGTTGGTTGGATTATGAACGGTATTGGGGTCTTTCTTCGATTTATGAAGGATTGGAAGACGCTCGGAATTTCGGCATGACCGGGCAGGGCACTTCTCACCTCATGCAAGAATGTTCCGTTGGAAAATACAAACTAAGTAATTTGGAACAACTTGTCGCCGAGTCGGATTATAAGTCGATTGAAAACCGCCTTGAAGCAATGGATATGCAGAAGTCGGTTATCAATGGCGTGTTCTTGGGGCAAGATGAAGATTACACCCGCGAGAATGTAACATTTGCAGGCGTTCCCGAAGTTTGGGACCGTCAAATGATGGGAGTCAGTGGTTCCTACAGAATCCCGGTCACCAAATTGTTTGGTCGTAGCGCGGCAGGCATGAATGCAACAGGAGAAGGAGACGAAGACAACTATAATGATTATGTGTCCGGTCTTCAAGAAGCCCAGTTGTTGCCGCCTCTTCGGAAATTGATGACTTTGTTAAACTACGAAACAAAGACGATTCCAAAGGAAGGAAACAAAGCGCCCAAATTGGTTATCGACTTCAATTCTTTGTCCAAGAAGGACCAGTTGAAGGAAGCACAAATCCGCGAAACCATGAGCAGGGCGGATAGGAATTATGTTGAGGCCGGAATTCTGAACCAAGAAGACATAATTAAAAATCGTTTCCAAGGCGGTTATAAAATCGACACAACGGTGGACGAGGATTACGAATTTACTTTGGACGAACCTGAGGAATAAATTTTGCTTACGACTCGAAACCTCAAAACTTTGCTCACCTTTGGCGGTGGCATGACAAAGAACAAACTTCGGCGCCTAAACGGTCGCCGTTGGAAATATCCTTTGTCCCTTGAACGACTCTATACTTCGGCGATTTCTCGATACTTGAAAAAGCGTTGGGTGGAATATATGAACATGGCGACCAAAATGCTCGTTCCGAGAATGGACGGCGTTGAGGATTTGGAACCCAAGCCCGGCGAAACTGGCCCGGCGTTGGGCGCCATTGTTTCAATCGCTGAAGACATAGACGAATTTAACTCCAAAGAATTGCAAGCGTTCCAAACAATAGCAGTTGGCGAAGCGTTTGCCGAGAGCGAAATTTGGGTGAAAGATGTTTTGAATAAATGGTCAAAAGAACAAGTTTCTTTGATAACGAAGGCGACCAATGACATGAGAGACGCAGTCGCCCGCCGTGTTCGCGATGGCGTAAAGAAAGGGTTATTGGCAAAGGATATAACGAAGCAAGTCCTCGCTGAAATGCCTGGAATTTCGTTCCGCAGGGCTCGCGTTATTGCTCGTGACCAAACATCTAAACTAAATGCCGAATTGAGTCAAAGGCGAATGACAGAAGCGGGGCTTGAGACATACAAGTGGGAAACATCATTGGACGAGCGTGTCCGCGGGAATCCAAGCGGAAAATATCCGTTCGCTAAACTTTCTCATTGGGTCATGCAGGGAAAGATTTGCCGATGGGATGACCCTACACTTTGTATGAACTCAAAAGGCGAATGGGAAAAGCGTCCCACCAATGCCGTTTATTTACATCCCGGTCAAGACATCATGTGCCGATGTGTAGCGCTTCCTAATTGGAACGAACTTGAAAACATCGAAGGCGTGGAAATCCTTCCTGCCGTTGAAACTCCCGAACCGCCCAAAGTAAGGAAGAAATGGGCACCCGAAGTAATTTCTGCCGCGTTGGCATCGGGAGTAAAGCCTGATGAAATGAGTTCCGCTTATTGGTCGAAACTGAACAAAAAGCAGAAGGAAGTCAAAACCGAAAAAATTCCAACGCTCGAAAATTTGGACAAGAAAATCGAGGAAGTTCTTAAAGAATCTCGTTATTCAAAATATACGGACGAGGATAAAAAGAAATTTGCCGAGAATTTGACCAAGTTGTTCGAGAACGCAGATTTTGGCATGAATGTTCCGAGAATCGACAGAAACGGAAACGATGTTTTGGACGCAATTTTTAGTTCCTATTTCAAAAACCAAATCGAAACAGGAACCGGAAAAGGAATGGTCAATGTAGAAGCGAGAAAACGAGCAAGCGAGGAATTATTTGGAACGAACTTGAAGAAAGCACAACCAAAGGATTATGAGAAATATGGTTTCTTGATGGATAAGGATATGCGAAAGCAAGCACGGTCGGGAATTGCTGACCAATACTGGTCTCACCGTGATGGCGTTCAAATTCGTTTCAAGAAAAACAAAGTAAATGTTACTTTCACGCTCGAAGATTCGCTTTCTAGCGGACTCGCGCCGTCTCGAATAAATGACCCCAAACTCACATCTTCATTAAGATGGAATGTGGATTCAGTTTTGAAAATGACCAATTTCAAAGATGTGGTCGGTGCAACTCGTGATATAGCGGACAGTTATATAGAATTGCAATACCACGGAGATTTGACTTTGGACATGATTGAAAGCATTTATATTCCGTGGCGAGTTAGACAAAAAATTCCTGCCGCGACCATTGATAAAATGAAGGCGACAGGAGCAAAATTGTTTAGCACGATTTTGGATTCTAACGGCGTGGAAAAACTTGTCGAATTTTAATAAGATTCGATTTCGTCCAAATTATCGAACGGGAACCACTTGCCGTGCCAAATGTCCAAGAAAAACATTATGGCGCGGCGTTCTTCGGAAATGTTTGTGTCCATCAATTTCCCCGAGCATTCGCCATTGTCGAATGCTTTTTTATAACTGGATTTGCAAGTTTCCCAATAATCGGGATTCTTTTCGACTTTGTCAAAAAGAATTTTTTCACCGTCCCACCACATCGCCGCGGTTTTGTTGTTTTCCTTGAACGGATTTTCTTTTTCGTTTTTGAAGTATTTAAAATGCTCAAGCAAATTCATTTTTGTTTTCCTTTTTTTATATTATAGCAAACACTGGTCTTTTTAATTTATATATTTTTGAAATGAAAAGCGAGGGCTAAAAATGAAATGGAAAGAATTGTCGGAAACACTTGATTTTTGCGACAGGTGCGAAGCATTGGGGTATGTGGTTTCATTCAATCGAGACGAAAAATGTTTGATGCTTCGAGACGAAACCGGAACTTATCGCTTTAAGTCGTTCATTACTCCGGTTCTTGCAGACAACATAGTAAAAGAAAATCCCGTTACTTTGCCCGATGTTTTGGACAGGGTCTTAAATTTAGAGGAAACGAGCGAAGAAGAAAATTAAATTTTTTGGTATAACCTCTTGCCTCTTTCAAAAAAATTATGTTATATTTAGGAGTATGGGAAGCAAGAAAGAAAATTTGGTCGCTCAAACTCGACAAGATTGGTTTGAAGACGCTATTGATTCTGCCACAAGGCCCGCGGAAAAGACCGCGGAAGGTTTTTTGATTGCTCGCGCTCCCGTTACTTCGGTTGGAGTGTTCCTTTATCGTAATGATGATGGAACGCCAAGACGAGAACTTCGACTTCCTGAAGAAGTTTTTAATCCCGACTCACTCGAAACGCTGAAACTGAAACCTCTTACTTTGTTACACTCGGGCGTAGTAACTCCGGAAAATGTTGAGAAGGTTCAGGTCGGAAGCGTTGGCAGCGATATTTATACCGATTCTTACCGCGTATATATTGACCTTGCAGCAACGAAGAAAGACGGAATCGAAGCGATCGAAGATAGAAGCGCTCGCTCCTTATCGTGCGGTTATAAATGCGATATTGAGTGGACGAGCGGAACATGGATGGGTATGCATTACGATTGCATCCAAAGGAATATCCGGTATAATCATGTTGCACTTGTCCCGACTCCTCGCGCTGGTGATGGAAATGCTATTCGCATGGACGGCGCAGGTGAACCCGACCCGAAGAATCCGAAAAGTTTTGAACAACATAACCAAGAGGAAGGAATGAATCTTAAAACCATTCACCTTGATGGGGCTGATTTCCAGGCGGAGCCCCAGGTAATTGCCGCACTGGATAAGGCACAGAATCGCGCCGATGCCGCCGAAAAGGAACTTTCCAAACTTCGCGAAGATTCCAAAAAGGAAATTGAAACGCTGAAGTCGGAAAAGTCGACCGTTGAAGCAGAACGCGACACACTCAAGGAACGACTCGACAAGGCCGACCAGGAACTTCCGAACAAGATTTCTGCTGCCGTGAAGTCGCGTCTTGACCTCGTTGGTAAGGCACAGGCCGCAGGTGTTGAAATTAAGGAAGATATGGCGGACGCAGACATCAAGAAGGCTGTCATTTCCAAGGTATTCCCGTCCGCAAATCTTGATGGCAAGGATGAATCTTACATCCAAAGTCGTTTTGATTGTGCTTGTGAACTTATCGCAAGCGAAGCGGAAACGAAGTCGCGACAGGATGCCGCTGAAACTACTCCCCACGAAATCACAAACCAGTACCGTCTTGACGAAGCCGAAAAGCGTTATAATGAACGCTTGGACAACGGTTGGAAAGACAAAGTAAAGGAGGCCTAAAAATGGCAGCTTATGGTAATATGGAAAAGGGGCTTCCCGGTCTTTTGTTCGGGACCTCTACGACTCACACTATTGACTCTCGTCTCGCTGATGGCGATGTGCCGTTTGGCGCGGTTGTCTTTGGCAAGGGCGATGGCGAACAGGTTTCCAAGACTGGCGATGGCGCGGCTCTTGGCGTTGCTTGCAGAACCGCTCTCGACCAGCCCGAATATAAGGACGGCGATTGTGTAAATGTTTGCCGCACCGGAAAACTTTATGTGGAAGCAGGCGAAGCAATTTCTGCCGATTCTGAAATTTCCGTGAACGCAAGCGAAGGCAAGTTTATTGCAAAGACCAGTGCCGCCGATGGTGCAAAGCGCGTTGTGACTGTTACGGTCGCAAACACTTCCGCCGCAGACAAAAAGGCAAGTGTTACGATTGGCGACCAGGTTTTCGCGGTCACGACTTCCGATGATGTGAAGGCCGCTGCTGATGTTGCCGCCGCACTCAAGGCAGAAATCGCCGCGGGTTCCACTGACTTTGTCGCAACCGTTTCTTCCGCGGTAATTACTTTGACCGCAAAGAACAAGGGTGTAAATAACACCGCTATTGTTGCCGCAACCAGTGATAGCACGCAGACGCTCACCGTTGCACAGACCACCGCAGGTTCCGACCAGGTTGTGAATCCGGGTTGGTTCGCTCGTTCCACCGCTGAACAGGCAGGGGATTTGCTTCTCCTGGACCTCGGCTAATTTTAAGGAGACAAACAAATGAATCCGACTGAACAGAATGCTCTTCGACTGGATGCGGGTGAACAGGTCTTTTTTGACCAGCAGCTCGCTCTTGTTAAAGCCCGCACTTACGATGTTGAACACAAGGCGTTGAAGGCTTTGCAGTTGCTTCCCGTTTCTGTTGACCAGGACCCGGGTGCCACTCACATCCTTTGGCGTTCTTACGATAAAGTAGGAATGGCAAAGATTATTGCCGACTACGCCAACGACTTCCCGCGTGCCGATATTGCAGGCGTTGAACACTCGAGCCCGGTAAAGGACTTGGGCATGAGTTACGGTTATTCCATCAAGGAAATTCGCCGCGCTCAAAAGGCTGGTATCGCACTTGACAACAAGCGCGCCGAAGCATGCCGCCGTGCCATTGACGAAAAGCAGGACAAAGTTGCTTGGTTTGGTGATGCCAAGTCCAAACTTCCGGGCTTCATCAATGCCGAAGGAATTACTGAATACGTTGCCGCATTGAACGCGGGCGGCACGTCCAAGGCATGGGCATCCAAGACCGCGGACGAAATTGTTGCCGACTTTGCGGCAATCGTTTCCACCGCACCTGAATCCACCAACGGCATCGAACAACCGGACACTGTAATTCTTCCTTTGTCCCTCTACCTGAAGTTGCAGAACACGCCGTATGGCAGCAACCGCGACAAAATGCTTCTCCAGTTCATTCGCGAAAATTTCCCGCAGATTACGCGAATTGATTGGGTGGTTGATTTGGCAACCGCAGGTGCAGGCGGTTCCACTCGCGTGATGGCATACGCTCGCGACCCGATGAAGGTGGAAGTGCAGATTACGCAGCGCTTCGAACAGTTGCCGCCGCAGTTGACCGGAATGGTTTACGATATTAACTGTCTCCAGTCCACTGGTGGCACGCTCGTTTACTACCCGGCATCGGTCGTCTATTGCGATGGCCTTTAGTATCTCCTGAAGAGATAACCCCGCCGATATACCGGACAAAGTATATCACCGCTTTTAAAAAGGGCATTGAGTTTGCTCCCGCTCAATGCCCTTTATTCCAAAAATTAGGAGCAAAAACAAGCGTTTTGAGCGTGTTTTTAGTTTGACCTATTCAAATGTATGTTTGAGGATTAAAACGCCGTTAAACACGCCTTAAAATGCAAAAAATCATGTTATCTTACAGGAGAATAAACATGCTCGTAAATTACAAAAAAGCAAACATGCTCACTTGCTCGCTCGGCGAAGGAAAGCCCAAACTTGTCCTTATTCCTGGCATCAATGTTCTTTCCGATGAAGTTTGGAAAGACGCAGAAGCAACGCTCGCGGACCACATCAAGCGTGGTCTAATTGTTCCTATTTACAAGGTAACGAAGACCAAGTCTAAAGGAAAAGACGGAAAGGAAACTGAATCCGAAGAAAAATCTCCCGTGACTCCTGATGAAATCCCGAACGACCAGTTGGACGCCGTAGTCGATGAAATTCAGTCGGAAGCGCAGGCGGACAAGTTTGTCGAAGCATCGACAAAAGAATCCGTTCGAGCAAAGGCCATGAACAGAAAGAACAAGATTAAGGAAGAACTTGCCGCACAGGGAAGCAACAAGTAAAAGGATTGTAAACAAATGACCAAACCTTTATCCGTTCAAGAATATCTTCAGGCAGTAGCGCCCACGGTTGCCGCGGACGCTTCGGTTGCCGTTTACATCCAAATGGCAGAAGAACGAACGAATAAAGAATTTTATGGTCATAAAACGAACCAGGCGATAGCGTTGCTTGCTGCTCATATTGCTTTCTTGTTTACCGCGGTTCCTAATTCGCATGGGGCAGGAAGCGGCAGCACGGAAGGCGGTTCCACGGGCTCCATTACTTCCAAGCGCGAGGGCGATTTGTCCGTTTCTTATGGTTCCGGTGCCGTTTCCGCTTCTGCAGGTAATCTTGGCGATGCGGAACTTTCGCAGACCCGCTGGGGCCTCATGCTCATTTCGCTCCGCAAGAGCTGCAAGCCCTTCTTTGGCGTGTGTGGTGGCGGGAGGCGTTGATGTCCGTTAGCTTCGAGACAAAGGATCTGGGCAAGGCCAAGATTGAACGCGAGCTTAAGGCTGCAAAAAAACTTGTGGCCCTTGTCGGCATTCCCAGCGATTCGAAACAGCACGCGGATTCTAATATCGGTCTCGCCGCTATCGGCTACATCTTGGAAAAGGGCAGCGTGGTGAACCACCTTGAAGCCCGTCCGTGGATGAAGCAGACGAGACAGCGCAACGAAAAGCGCATGATGGGCTTAAGCAGAAAGCTATTGAAGGCCATATCAAACGGAACCACAACCGCCTTGGACGCTATAAAGAAACTCGGCGGCACCTACGAACTGGCGATGAAGGAAATCTTTACCAAGGGTTCTTTCGCACCAAACGCCCAAATCACAATTGAAGGCGGCTGGATGCGTAACCACGTTTCAGGCAAGCCGTTCTATGTGGAAGGCAAGAAAAGCTCTCACCCGTTGGAAGGAAAAACGGGACTTCTCCGTCAATCTATCAAGTTCAAGGTGGCGAAGGTATGAGTACGCTTTTCCCACGCACCATAAGCTACAAGCACCGCACCGCTGAACTGGTGAACGGTGTTTGGGAATTTAGCGAGACGGACGGAACCTTCACCGGTTCCGTTCAGCCGCTGACCGGCAAGGAATTGCAATTCCTGCCCGAAGGCCGCCGCGACATCGGCTTGATGAAGGTCTATTCCAATACGCCGCTTTCCGTGAGCGTGGAAGGCTCCAACACTCCGGGCGATATTGTCATTTGGGCCGGTCGCAAATGGGAGATTATTCGGGAGCTTGTATTTGCAAACGACCTAATCAACCATTACAAGTATATTGCCGCACTGTTCAACGGCGACGACGAAGAAGAACCCGAAGAAGACGGCGAAGAAACGACGGAGGGCGAAGATGCCGAACAATAACGCTCCGCAAACGCCAGCAACGCCTACGGCGCAAACCGTCACGAACGCGAAGACCGCCGCCGAACTCTGGAACGCCCTTTACAGGTGGGCCACCGCCGTACTGCCTAAAAAAGTGAAGGTGGTAAAGAGCCACCAGGACATGGCGAGCGTCAAGGGAACGTTTATCTGTATCAATTACGCCGGGAGTTGGAAACCCGCCGGATCCAACGCGTCTCGCATGATTGACAACCGCCCCGACCTGCCGTCCACGCGCGTTTTCGTTTATCGTGGAACAGTCGAAATTTGGGAAGTCGAAGGTGACGGCGATTTGTTGATGCAGCTTCTGGAATCGCTGGACAACCCGGAATATCAGTACCTCTTGAACGATGCCGGGCTTTCTGTATTAAAGGCGGAAGGGCCGCAAGAAATGCCCGCCCTGCAACAGGCGCAATGGCGCAAGGAATCGCTCTTGACGCTAGAAATGTCGTGGGTGAGGGCATACGAAGGAAGTAAACTTTACATTGAAAGTGTTGAGATTACGGAAAAGGACGCCTTTACAGGCACGACAATTAACGAAATTACAATAGAAAACGAGGAGACCTAATATGGCACTTAAAGACATCGTGAATATCAACATTACAAGGCAGACGACCTCGGTGTCCGTTGCCGCCTTCAATGTTCCACTTATCCTTTCCACCTTTGCCGCCGAAAACGACAATTCTGGAACAACCAAAAGCGGCTA